GGTACGTCAAGATCATAAAATGAAAGTAGCGGGGTTGACAGACCAACAGTTAGAATTACGCTTTGATGGAAAAAGTAATTCACTTACAACAGTACAAAAAGATAATGTTATAGTGCGAACGGCTACTATTAATAAAGGAGGGCAAGGAGATAGAATTTATTCTTCGCAGGGAAAAGCAATTACTTTATCAGCACAAAGTGGAGGAACTGCTGGAAGTGGTAATATGTTAGTAGGAGATGAATATACTTGGAGAAAACTTACACCATTGGAATGTGAACGCTTACAAACACTACCAGACAATTACACGCAAGGCGTGTCTGATACACAACGCTACAAAATGATAGGTAATGGTTGGACTGTTGATGTCATAGCCCACATACTAAAAAACCTAGCATAAATAAATATGCTAGGTTGACGTATTTTTTTTTAAACCTCTTACTAAAAGAGAACTATAGTTTATTTCTTTTCAGGAGTGATGTCAATTATATTCACACCTTCTCCTATCTTTCTTTCTAATTCTTCTAATCGCTTTTCTAATTGTTCTCTATTCATACCTTCTAATGTATTGTGCATTACTTCTTTTTTATCTATAAACAATCCAGCGAGTTGACCAGAACGATACTCAGAGTTGATAGCCCCGGTATATTGTCCTTTAGCTTCTGCACCATCACGAAGTCTTTCAAATGTTTTATAGCGGCGGAGCTTATCCTTTTCATATTTTTCTTGTTCCCTAGATAACTGTGATTCTAGGTAACGGCAAATGTGTGGGTTTAAATTTGGGTTGGTAAGTTTACTAGCGAGAACTCGAGCAGAGGCATCATTTTTTGTTTTATATCCAGCTTTTTGTAACGCAGCAGATTTACTAATTATACCCCAATGCTTCACTAGTATATTTACAAATTCCTTTTGTTTAGGTTTCAAGTGATCCGTGGTGCGTAGTTCTTTCTTAATTTGTGGCATTATGCAATCACCGAAATACATAAGGTAGTAACGTAACTAGTAGGAGCGTTTAAAACTTCGTGTCGAAAACGTTTAATATCTCCTTTATATTTTCTCTTAACATACACATCTTCTACTGAACGTATTTTTTTACTAAATTTTGAATATTTATTCCACATAATTTGTCTTACTGTAAATTGTATTTTACGTTTTTTTATTGCTTTTTTGTAGGCTTCTAACACAAGATCAGAGTCAAGTGCCGCCCAACCACATACCTTTTGAAAGTTAATACTATTAGATATAATCCAATTGTGAGCTTGACCTTTTTGTAAAGAATGTTTGCGATCAGAGTGTTTAATAAGAACATCTTCTATGGCATTTAATAAGACACCGCGCCATAATCTTTGCTCTGGAGTAATGTCTGAAATGTATATAATTTCTCTTGATAGTTGTAATCCTATGATCTTTAAAATTTCTGGTGCAGGATAATACATCAATG